CTCATAATAATCATCTTCAAAAAATCCCAATTTGTATTCTTCCTCAAACGTTAATAGTTTACCATTTTTGTAAACATCAAATGCACAATGACCATTATCATAAGACCATAACCAATTTTGTCTAAACCATCTTAATATCTTATCTATACTTTCATTTTTATAACTATCAATTTTACAATGATACTGCCAAATATCAATTTTCCATTATTCCTCCTTTACTTTTTCTACTAGTCCTGCTTGGATTAGGTCAGTTAAAAGTTCTTTTTGATATTCTTCCCAACTACTTCCGCAAAAATCTTCAATGCATATAAAAATTGTTCTATCTTTATATATTGCTATGTAATCGTTGTATTCTAAGTCTTTAATATAAGCTTTGTGGCAAGCATCATCTAATCCTAATCTATATCCAAACTTCTCTAATTCTTTTAAATCTACTCCGTTCTTTTATCTTTAACATATTTCCTCCTTTACTTTATAACAGTTAGCTTCAAACAATTCTTTTGTTAGTATTGTTTTGATATCAGCTTGATATATGTAATATTTCATATCTGTTCCTTTAAATTGTGCTGTTCTGTATTGTGTCACTAACTTTCTTCCTCTATATTCTTCTGTTCCATCATCTAATGTTTCCCAATATTCAATTATATCTATTACTAATTCACCATTCACATAGTCTCCTATTTTTGTTAAATCTATTGTATTAAATGAGTGTGTCTCTATGTCTTCTAATGTATGTACTCCATTTACTAGTAGCACGTTACGTTTTCTATATCCAAAACCTTTTTCTTTTCTTGTTTCTGGTGTATTTACAGTTTTTACTTTTCTTATTAATCCTTTTTTAGTTCTATAATACTCTCCTACTTCTATCATATTTCCTCCTTATATAAACCTTTTCCACAATTATAGCCACCATACATGCAAAGCATTGCAAGTATAAATGCATTTTGAGTTTTATTAAATATAATGATTCCAACTATAATTTCAACTATTCCAAATATAAAATCCATATATTTCATCTCATATTTCCTCCTATCTCATACCTTCAAATTCTATATATCCTTCACGTTTTAATTTATTTAGTTTCTTGTCCATTTCTCTAAATCTTTCTTCTATTTTAATTACTTCTTTCTCTTCCAACATCTTCAATATCTCTTCCTTTGCTTTTATAAACTCTGCACTGTAACATATTGAATTTATGTATTTGTTATATATTATGTGTTTATCTAAGTTGTTTAAGATTTCTATTATTTCGTTCATGTTGTTTCCTCCCATCCAATTGCTAGTCTGATATACTTTATAACGTCATCTTCTTGCATAATTTTATTTTCAATAACTCTTTTAGAATATTTGTCTATTCCTTCCATAACTTTTTTATTGAACTTATTTTCTTTTGCATTATCTTCTAATCTCATTAAGAACCATTTAAACATTTTTAACATAACTGTTTTTGGCATTTGTTCATCTTGTTGTTTTAACCAATCGTCAAATGTTTGTTGATTTTCAAAGCCTTCTATAAAAATGTTTTTTGAAACTTGTATCATTTTTACCTCCTTTTTAATGGTAACGGACTTGTTAACTGTGTAAAAACTTCTTAAATCTTTAGAGCTGTAAGGTGGTAACTGAGTTAGCTGACTTTTTGTTAAACTCATTCCTTATATGTTTTTATATAAGTGTACTTATATTTATATTTATTTATATTCTTATAACTCAGTTAAGTCAGTTAATATATATATTTATATATATTTACAGTCAGTTACCAACTCAGTTAATACTTAGTTATTAAGTCAGTGACAACTGCTCAAATTTTTCTTGTTTGACGTAACATCTTTTTAAAACATTATTCCTTTTGATTTGTTTTCTTTCATAACCTAATTTCTTCATTTCTGTTCCAAATCTAGTCATACTCATTTCACTTTTTAATCCATTTTCTATCTTCCATGCATTAAATGATGTATATACTTCTTGACATGCTATTGTTGATATATCTTCATCTTCATAAACTTCACTTAAAAAACATAAAACTGGATTATTACCTTTCATATATTCTTGAGTTTCTAATTTTACTTGTTCTGGTATAGTAAATTCTTTTCTTATTAAAACTTCATGTATTGCTTGAAGAGATTTATATAATACATATTCTAAATTTTCTATTTTCCTTAACTTTTCACTTATAAAAGGATCATAATTACTTTTTCCTTTTTTAAATTCTGCATTTAGTGGTATTATTACTAATCTTCTATTAAGTCCATTTGTAGTGTCATTAATTCTTGGTAAAGAATTGTAGCTCATTATCATTTTTGTATTTATTTTTGCACTAAAACTATTTTGTCCTTTAAACTCAATACTTGTATAACTTTCACCTGTAAGCCTTTTCATTGTTGAGATATCTTCCAAATAACTGCTACTACAATCATCTGCTATGTTTGCCAATTTCATATATAGCTCTGATTTTCCAAATCTACTTGTTGATATTTCTTTTAAATCAACATGTGATACATTGTTTTCACCTAAAACTCTTGTTATCATATTTAATAATGTTGATTTTCCATTTGCTCCATTTCCTACAAGCATAAATACTTTTTGAAATGGCATTCCTCTATATAAGCAATAACCTATCATTTCATATAAAAGTCGTATTATTTCTTTATCATTAACAGCTAAATTACTCATTATTGTGTCAATTTCTTCATTTTCATCATGTTCATAATAATTTATATCAATTTTATTTCTTGTTATTATTTTTGGAGTATGTGCTTCTAGTTTTAAAGTTTTTATGTCTAAAATTCCATTTGATAAACATATATATTTTTCTGAAGATTCTTCTACACTATCGCATTTGTCTTTTATATAATCCTTTACTTCCCTTTTCTTTGTCATTGATAAGTTTGGTATTAAATTTACTATTAACTTTCCTAATCCTTCTTCGCAAGGAATATAACTGCCTTCTGAATACATATAAAGTTTTTTCTCAATATTCACTATGTTATATTTTTTGATTAAGTAATCTCCAAAAGCATCATGCATAAATTTATTATCATCGTAGAATGCCATCTTATTAAATTTCATTTCTTTTTCTGAATGGAGATATTCATTTAAATCAAATTTACCTTTCATATGTAATTGAGATACATCTTTACAATTAAACTTTTTACATGAAATTATTTTACATTTACTATTATCTATATATCTTAATATCGTTCCTACAAATGTTTCTCCGCCTTGATCTTCTTCATGCTGAATATATATTGTTTTAAATCTATCTAATAATTCTATATACTCTTCTTTAAAGTTTTTTGCTCCTGGTATTCCGTAAGGCTTGTGCTTTGTAATACCAAAGAGTTTGTGCATCTGATTCTCCCTCAACTAAAACAATATAGTCATCGTTAAATTCTCTTAGCTTCCATAGTCCATATGGTATTGTTTTAGAACCTTTCTTCCATGAAAACCTTTGAGGATTATTAGGGTGATTTCTATATCTAGTGGCCATTATATTGTTGTTAATATCAAAGTAAGGAATAACTACATTTCTATTTCCGTTTGCTAACCCGTAGGCTTGTTAAAAACTCTATTGGTAAATACTTTTCCCTTGAATATTCTGTAACAGTATAAACAATAGGTTCTATTTCATTAAGTCTCATCCATGCTTCTTTTGTTGAAATGTTTTCTGTTTCAGCTAAAAAAGTAACTGCATTGCCTTTAGCTCCACATGCAAAACAATTATACGTTCCTGTTTGTAAATTAGCTCCAAAACTTGCATTGTGGTCATCATGGAAAGGGCATAATCCATTAATATTTCCATTTTCTATTTTTGCTTGTTTTAAATATTTACTATAAAATTTTTCATAATTCACTTATTACACCTGCCTTTTCTTTTGAGTAAAGGCAGCACAATTCCACTTATGCTGCCTCTTATTTCTAGCCCCAACCTAAATCTTCTTTTATTTCATCTGATTCAGTAACAGGTATATTTGCTTTTTTGAATTTTTCTGCAATTTTAAAAGTTTTAAATCCTTTTTTATTTTTTCCATATTCAAGTGCATATTCTTCATTAACAATTTTTTCATATATATTTAGTAACAAAATATTGTAATTTGCATAACCTTTAAATTCTACTATTTCGTCTGTTTCTAAACTTCTTAAAAACTCATTAACAACATGTATTTGAAATCCTTCTCTTACTAATTGATTCATAAATATTAATCTTCCTTGATTTTTTCCATTTAATATTTCAAACCAAGTTGTTACCATAGGGTCTCCTTTTTTAGATTGTCCTAATTCTAATTTTGTAATTTTAACTTCATATGTTCCTTCTTCAACTTCGTCATATTCTCCAAATTCTCTTGTTGATGCATCTTGTACATCTTTCTCTAATCCTTCTATATCTACTTTACTATCAAATTCTTCCCAATTAATTGCCATTATTTTTTACCTCCATTTATAAATTCTTTTTTAAATTCTTCCACATTTAGTGGTATTCTAGTTTGTTGTAAACCTATTCTGTTTCCACCAAACACATAATCGTTATATGTAAAATCTAAATATCTTTTATTATCATTATCTAGAATTACTCTTGCTGTAATATCTACCATTCCAGCTAGTTTTTTTGCTATTTTTTCTTGTAGGTTTACAGTGTAACTTGTAATACTTGTACCATTTTTAAAATTTACTTCTTCTACTTTGTCATGACTTAGTAAAACAATGTTATAATCACTGTTAATAATTCTTTTTATTATTGTTAAAAATTCTGTTTTAATCATGTCATAACCTTTTCCATATCCCGCATCTGATTCATGTTCTATTTCTAGTTTGTTATACATATAAACTCTACATGCTTCATATACATCTTCTATTAAATCTATAACTATTGTTTTGTAAGAGTGATTTCCTGCTATTATTTCATCTACTGCTTCTTTAAAAACTTCCCAAGCAAATTTTACTTTTTTTATTCTTCCCTCCATACTTACTTCATCTCTTATTGCTATATATGGAGCATCTACATATTGTATATTTCCATCTGTATTTAATATCAATGGTTCTGGAAATCCGTTAGCAAAAGTTGTTTTTCCACTCATAGGACTTCCATATAAATATAATTTTACTTTTTTAGATGCCTGAACATCTCTTTTTTTATTTTCTGGTAACATCTTATTTCCTCCTTATTTATTTGAAATCATATAATCTATTGTTTCATTTGATTGGCAATATTCTTTATAATCACACCAATCACATAATTTTGTTTCATTTTTGTTAAAAGTAATATCTTGTTCTAATACTTTTATTTCTTCAAAAAAGTCTTTTACTTTAGATTCGTCATATTCAACTTTTTTTAATTGCAACTTTTTTGTTTTTAATGTGTCTTGTAAACGTTTTCTAAATTGATATGTATCTTCTGTTTTTTTCATTCTTATTGAAACTTTAGGAATGAACAGATATCCTAAATTTCTAACTTTAAAGCCTTTTTTCTCTAAATAATATTTATATAGATGTATTTGTTTTGATTGAATATAATTATCTATGTTGTTAGAATATTTGAAATCTATAACATCAACAGTTCCGTCTTGATTTTTTATCATTAAATCTATGAATCCTATGTATTCTGAATTTTTAAGTTCATATTCATAAGTAAAATTGTCTCCGTAGATTTTTTAGTTGCTCTCTTACTATTGGTATCCAATATTCTAATTTCATTATTTCTTCAATGTGTTTATCTGTTATTTTAGGAAATTGTTGTTTGTAATACATGATTGCTACATCTAATCCTTGTTCAATTCCTAAGTGTACTGTTGTTCCAACTATTAATGCATTATCTGCTTCAAAGTCATCATAAACTTTTAACTTGTCTACATATCTGTATTTATATTGTCTAGGGCAATTATTATAAGTTGAAACTTTTGAATAACTGTACATTATTTTTTACCTCCAGTATTTTTTTCTTAAATTCTTTAAATTGGTTTGGTCTTAATACAATAGCTTGTCCTCCTGATTTTTTTATTTCTTCTATGTTCCATAGCTGTAATGCAGTTGGTTTTCCTGCATCTGTTTTCAATTCTATTGCTATGAATAATCCATTTAAACAAATTATGATGTCCGGTATACCTGCACGTTGAAATCCGACCTCCCCATATTTTTATGTAATAAATATTATTTTGTTTTAAAAATGGAATGACATATTTGTTCTGAAAATCTTTTTCTAACATTAGTCCTCCAATTCATCAATACTAAGTTGTTTATTAATTTTTTCAACAAATACTTCGTTAGTTTCTTCATTAATTTTTAACTCATAGTCATATCCGACACTACCTTTATTTGTATTTTTAGTTTCTTTTATTTTTTCGCTTATTGAATAATCAATTCTAGGTTCTTCCCATTCGATGTATTCGCCTTCCTCTGTTGTATCTCCGAAGTGAGAACTATCTAAATTTATCTTCAAATTAATTTCTGCTTCTCTTTTTCCTGTAACAACGATATTCATAAGTCTATTCAATATAATTTCCAGTTGATCCCTCATAGGTTTTAATAATTCACTATCTAAATCTAATTTTTGCATTTTATAATTCCTCCTTTTTAAATAATTCATCTGTATAGTCTTTTCTTTGTTTCAATGTTTCAAGTATTTTTTCTTCAATTGAATTTTCAGTAATTAAGTAATAATACATACAATTATTTTTTTGCCCTATACGATGAATACGTTTCTTCGATTGTTCAAATAATTCTGAACTTAGAGGCAAACTAAAATAAATTATTTTATTTGCCTTTTGTAAGTTTAGTCCGGTTGCTCCTGCTTGATATTGTACAAATGTTACACTGTTATTGTATTTTTCATAATGCGTTAAGTCTTTCATATCTCCACAAACTATGCTTATATTCTTTTCTGTACATAATCTAGTAATCAATTTTCTTTCTTCATTAAAATTGTAAAAAATTATAAGTCTGTCATCTGTAGATTCTATTATGTCTTTAAGTGCTTGTAATTTATTTTTATTGTATTGTGCTGCTAATTGTCTTAAATATAAGAGCCTTGTAAGTGATGTGTCTCCAATTAGTTGTTTATCATCTAAAGTAATAAGTCTATCTGTCTTAAATCTCTTATATTCTTTTGTGTTTTCAACTTTTACTACATTATCGATTTGTTCTGGAAGTTCTATTGCTTCCTCTGTTTTCATGAATACTGCACCGTATTGAGCTAACCTTTGTTTTAAATGTTCAGTATTTTTATAACCTGTTACTTTAGGCATTTTATAACCATTTATTGGTATTAATATGTAATTTATATACATATTCCAAAATGTCTCTTTAGTAATTTTCCATCCTAACAATTTGCATTGTGTTAATAATTCTTCATATTTTCCTCCAGTTGGAGTTCCACTACATAAAATTAAATTTTTGAAATTTAAATTCATAATAAATTTTGTTCTTGATGCTTTTGAATTTTTTATGAACTGAGATTCATCTAAAATCAATGTGTAATTATTTAATCCTAGAAATTCTGATCTCCTCCATATTAAATCATAGTTTATTATCACTACTGTTTTATTTAATAATTGGTCTGGTAGATTATAAGTAAATACCTGGTATTCTGAATAATACTTTTTTATATGCATTTCCCATATTGAAACAACAGATTTTGGACAAACAATAACTACTAAATTATCATTAAGTTCTTTCATTTTTTCTGATGCAACAAATGTCTTTCCTAATCCCATATCCAGATACAAAGCGCATCTAGTTTTTTCTTTTATCTGATTCAACACTTGCTTTTGATGTGGATATAAGTCCATTTTTTTCCTCCTTCAACTGGTTTATTTTTCGCCTTAATTCATCTGCAAACCTATAATCACTGCTATCCCAACAATCTTGCATTTGTAGCATAAAATATCTTCGCTCTAATTCTTCTAGTGTTTCTGGCATTGTCATTTCTCCTTTGACATATTTGTTTTTTCGTGTTATACTAAAACAAATATGAATTATTTTTTATGTTCTTATTTTTGAGTTAGTTTGTTGATTGGTAGTCGGAAACTAGCTCTTTTACTTTGTCTAATCTAACTTTTGGATTATTGTAATTATTGCTTTCTACTAGAATAATAATTTCATTTATTAAGTTCTTATCTTTCTTGTGTGTTTTTTCTTGACAATGTATAAAATAATCTCTTTCTGCTTTTTCATTTTCCAATGTTCTTACTGCTCTTGCTAATTCTAAACATCTTGATTCTAATTCTCTTTTTTTAGGCATCCTTATTCCTCCTTTCTATAAACCTAATATATTACAAGCTAGTCCATATAATAGACAGCCTAATATTGGTAATGTTATACATGATGTTCCTTTTAAAATTTCTTTTATCTTTTTCATTTGTAACTCCTTTCTAAACTACTTTGTTTAGTTCTAAATTGATTTTTCTCTTTTGAAAGTCTACGTTTATTGTTTTACTTCTTGTTTTTCTTTTTATAGGTTTAATTTCTAATGTTTCTTGTGATTCTAATGTCTTTATTTCTACAAATTCTTTTATGTCTTTTGGGGCAAATCTATAATCTTTCGCTCCAATTTTGAAACACTTTAAACCTTCATTTATAAACTTTATTATTGTTCTTGTGTCTTTTACTTTGAAGTATTGCTTTACTTCTTCCATTGTTAATAATGTTTCTTCCATATTTGCCCTCCTTTTTATCAGTTTTACTGAACTTTAAAATTAAAAAAATTTTTTGGAGATTTTCCTAATATTTTAGATATATTATTTATATTCGATATTTTAGGTTCTGAAATTCCATTCTCAATATTATAGTATGTAACTTTGCTTTTAAATCCTAATAATCTAGCCATGTCTATAATGGATAAACCTTTGTTTTTTCTCTCCCTTTTCAATTCTTCTGTATATACATACTGACTATATTTATTCATTCTACACCTCCCTGGTTTTGTTTTACTGTACTTATTATATCAGAGCAACTGAACTTGTCAATAGTTTTTCGAAAAAAGTTTTTTATAACTGAACTATCGTTAGAAGCTGTAAGAAAAAAAATTTTTATTGTTTACTTTTTCTGAACTATATGTTAGAATATTATTAGGAGTGATTTTAAATGAATGAAGAAAAACCTATTATTGCTGAACGTATAAAAATTCTAAGAAAAGAAAAAGGATACACACAGGAACAGCTTGCTGATAAATTAGGATTAAACGCAAAATCAAGTATTGCTAACTATGAAAGTGGGGCAAATGCACCTAGCGATGAGATAAAATCTAAAATGTGTGAATTGTTTGGATGTTCTATGGATTATCTAGTAGGAAAAAGTGAATTTAAAACAATTGAAGAAGATTTTGATAATTATTCTATTACTCAAAATAAACTTATTATATTGAAAACTATTGAAAGATATCATTCGGAATACGTTATCACATATTCTTTAAAAGAAGAGGATGTAGATTTTATAGTTGATGTATTGTGCAATATTAATCAAAATAACATAAAAGAAAAAAAAGAAAAAATAGATAAATATGTTAATTCTTTTGATAAAGATGATAGAAAAGGAATTAGAGAATTTATAAATATAATTATTAAAGAGTTAATAGAAGATTTAAAAGTTAAAAGTGTATTTCATTATTTTTATTCTTTAATAGATAACAAGAAAGAGAATATAAATAATATTTTACCAAACAAATTTTATATGACGCCAGTATATGGACGTATATCTGCAGGACAACCTAATTGGGCTGAGGAATGTATTGAAGGTCGTATTCCTATTGACCCTGAAATGATGAATATTACTAATCCAGAAGAATGTTTTTTCTTAAAAGTAAATGGTGAAAGTATGAATAAGGAAATTAAAAATGGCGCTTATGCCTTAATTAGAAAAACTGATTTTGTAGAAAATGGTGATATAGCCGTTGTTTTAGTTAATGGATTTGATGCTACACTAAAGAAATTCTCAAAGCAAGGAGATTTGATTATATTAGAACCATTAAGCAATGACCCTTCATTTAATACACAAGTATATAATAAAGATACTGAGATAAAAGTTATAGGGAAATATATTGGTAAAATGGAGATGAAATAATGGCAGGAACAATAAGAAAAAGAGGTAAAAATAGTTATTATCTTGAATATATGTGCGAAGGAGAAAGATATTCTCAAACAATTAAAGCTGATTCTAAAACTGAAGCTAATAAAAAACTAGCTCAATTCATATCCGAAGTCGAAAAAGGGACTTATCTTTCTTCAAATTTATCTTTTACTGAATTAGCTCAAATGTTTTTAGATAAATACGCAAAGAATAATTTGTCAGATACAACTGTAATCAACTATAAATATCAACTTAATAAACATATCCTTCCTGAGATAGGACATTATAAAATAAATACTCTAAAAAAACTTCATATTCAAGATTTAGCTAATAAAGAATGTGAAGAATATAATTTAGCATCTAAAACCATAAAAAACGATATAAAGCTAATTTCAGCAATTTTAGAAAAAGGTATTGAGTGGGAATTATTACAATCTAATGTTGCTCATAAAGTTGCTATTCCTAATAATAAGAATAAGCCCAAAAAAGAACAAGAAATTTATAATAATGAAGAAATAAAGTTATTATTTGATGTTTTAGATAAAACAGAAGACCCATTTAAAACTATGGTGTACGTGTCTTTTTATACTGGTGCTCGACGTGGCGAAGTATTAGCTTTACGTTGGAAAGATATAGATTTTAATAACAATATTATTCATATACAACAAAATAAAGTTAGAACTGTCAACGGAACAACATTTAAAGAGACTAAAAATAAACGTACAAGAGAATTTGTTGCTCCAGAAATATTGATGAAGAAATTAAAAGAATTTTACAGCAATCAAGATAAAGATGATTTATTATTTAATATATACCCATCAACTTACAGCAGACAATGGACTAGCTTTGTAAAGAAAAACAATTTAAAATATATTACTTTACATGATTTAAGACATACAAATGGAAGTCTATTAGCATCTAAAGGAGTAGATATAGTAACAATAGCTAAAAGACTTGGTCATCTTCCTGCAACTGCTTCTGCTTATTATTTACATGCAATATCTGAAGAAGATAAAAAAGCCAGTCAAAAACTTGACGATTTATTTTAATTTTTTTTACCCTTAATTACGTCAAAATTACGTCAAAACGCAAAAATAGGATACAGTGTAAACGCTGTATCCCTTTATTTTCAATGGAGCGGGTAGAGGGAATCGAACCCTCGCTACCAGGTCGGAAGCATGGCATTCTACCACTAAATTATACCCGCAAATTACTTATATATTTTAACATGTTTTATGATGTTTTTTCAAGGTAAAATAT